ATTACTGCTAAGAATGCTGAAAAAGAACTTGCTGAACTTCGTGAACAAGTTTCGCATCTTTCTCAGAAGGAAGAGCAGCTAAAAGCTAAAAGTGCTTATCAGCAATTGCTGGCCCTGCATCCTGACTTCTCAGAAATTAAAAAGTCTGAAAAGTTTGCCTCTTGGCTTCAGGAGCAGCCACCTAGCCTTTCAGATGGTATCACGAAGAACAAGGAAGATGTTAGATGGGCTTCCCGCGTTCTTGACTTGTACAAGGCCGATACTGGCTCAAACAAAAAAGTAGGCAGACCTCGCAAACAACAGGCTGCAGCAGCAGAAGCCGTAACAAGAACTAAAGGCATTAATGTTGCTACAGACTCGAATGCAAACAAAAAGGTGTGGACTACTTCAGAGATACGTAGACTCAAACCGCATGAATTTGAAAAAGTTGAATCAGAACTGGATCAGGCTCAAGCGGAGGGACGTATCGTTAATAGATAGACTATAAAGAAAGGACTTGAGATATGGCTGTTTCCGTATCAGCCGGTTATGGTAATTTACCTACCGGTAATTTTCAGGCCGAAATCTATAGCCAAAAGGTTCTTAAGTTTTTCCGCCGTGCGTCGGTAGTCGAAGACATTACCAATACTGACTACGCAGGAGAAATTGAGAACTTTGGTGACACGGTTCGGATTATGAAAGAACCTACCGTTACGATTTCCGCATACTCGCGAGGCTCTGTGGTTACGCCGCAGGACTTGGCAGATGACGAAATCCAGTTGACGGTAGATCAGGCACAGGCGTTTGCGTTTAAGGTGGATGACATCGAAGAGCGTCAGTCGCATGTGAACTTTGAGGCGCTTGCCACCTCTTCAGGTGCGTTTTCGCTGAAACGTAACTACGACAAGAACGTACTTCAGGCCATGATTGACAATGCGGGTATCAAGGGTGCTTCTGGCACGGTTGATACCGATTCCAATCTTGGTACTTCAGGTACTCCAGTTACGGTTGCTGGTTCTGATGCTGGTGACGATGTTGTTAACCTAATGGCCCTTATGGCACGTAAGCTCGACGAGCAGGACGTTCCTGAAGAGAACCGTTGGTTTGTAGCACCGCCCCGCGTGTATCAGAACTTGTATGCCGCTGGCGCTAAGATTGTTGAAGTTCAGGTAACGGGTGACGCTAGTTCCCCGCTCCGTAATGGTCTGGTTACGAACCAGAAGATTATGGGCTTCAACCTCTACAAGTCAAATGCACTCCGTCAGTCGGCGGATGCTACGACTACGACCGACATGGTATCGCTTTCCGGTGTTGCTTCTGGTGAGAACATTGTTCTTGCTGGTCACATCTCCGGCATGGCGACTGCCAACTCAATTGCTAAGACAGAAGTTATTCGCGATCCCGATTCGTTCTCGGATGTGGTTCGCGGTCTGCACGTTTATGGCCGTAAGGTCATTCGTCCAGAGGCTCTCTGCCTCGGCATTGTAGATTACAGCTAAGGGGAGGACATAACTTATGGCTACTTTTGATCGTACTATTACCGGAGGTGGGACCGTTGGTCATCCTTCGCGTATGCCTACTCCTTATGTAATCACTTCGCAGGTCTTCGACACTGCCGATGGCGGTGCGGGTGGAGATGTCGTCCAGTTGGTTGACGTTCCTGCAGATAGCATGATTGTTGCCGGTGCGCTTGAAGTTCTTGAAGCGCGTGGTAATAGTCAGATTACTATGGATATTGGCATTACTGGTGGTGATGTAGACTGTTTTGTTGACGGTTCTGCATGTGCCGCTGGCTTTACACCGTTCCTTGAAGCCGCTGTTGGGGCTTCCGGGGCTAACGCTCGTATCCTAACAAGTGCTGACACGATTGACGCCCTCATCCTTGATGGTGGTTCGTCTGGTGAAAGTGCGCTTCGTTTCCGCGTTCACGTTTGCTTGGTTGACATTTCGCGCAACCCGCTTACGGAAGCGGCTACGGTTTCGTCGGGTACGTAAATGTACTAAAGGTTTCTGTGGGGTTCCTTTTAAAAACCCCACCCTTCTTGCTATGATATTGAATTGATGGAGGTCATATGTTTATCAAGCTACTTACTAAAGACGAAGTAAATTTTTGTTTAGACAAAATAGATAGTAACACGTACAAAAGCGGAAAAGAGACTGCCGCTGACTTAGAAAGCATAAAAAGCAATCAAGAGTCTAACAGCGTTCCAGACGAAGTTAGAAAGCTCATTACAGACAGGCTTTACGATACTCACTATATAGATAGCGTGTATTGCCCTACTAGAGTATCAGTAAACTTTTATAACAAATATTTTAAAGACGACTACTACGATTTACACGTAGATTCTTTTAAGGCTAACCCTAAATCAAAAAATGTATTCTTTGACTATGGGTGGAGCATAAATTTATCAGACGATTACGAAGGTGGAGAATTTATTTTAGATACTTCAGTAGGCAGGATAGGTAAAAAGTTAGGTGCAGGTGAAGCTGTAATATTTCCTATCATATACCCTCATGGAGTAGAGAGGGTCACTGAAGGTTTTAGACAGAACATAATTGGATGGATGTCCTCTAATGTATCTTACGAACAGTCTTTTATTTTGCAAAATATGTATGAGGTAAATGCTTATCTCATGGAAACTCAAAAGAGCATGTTTACAAAATCAACGCTTGTTCAGATGTATTTAAAGAAAGCTTGGGGTATGTGATATGAAGCGGATTTCGGCGGCGTTGCTTTTTTTTGCAATGTTTTTTATAGCGGTAAAACCAAGCCAATCGCAAGAGGCTTCTACCCTTTGTTTTCCTACAGGTACTCTTAAAGCTCAAGCTGAAAGTTTTGGGGAGTATCCTGCATTTTCTTTTAGAGATTTTCAATACAGCATAACTTTTACAATGTATATAAACCCTGAAACTAGAAACTACACGTTAACGGGTGTAGCTGACATTAACCCTGATATTGAATGCGTGTCCTCTATGGGGACTAATTTTGCACCAGTTATAAAAAAAATTAAGGGGATAGACTCTTGACAAACGCACTAGCCCGTCCAGTTCGACTAAGAAATGCAGGGGTTGCTCTTAGCAGCACCAATCAAACAACAGTCTATACCGTTCCTGCTGGTCACGATGCTGTTTTAAAGAACATAATTATCTGTGAGACTTCAGGCAATGCTACACCTGTGACCTTAGAGCTTACAGATGCCAGTGCTAGCGCAACGTATAAGATACTTGGTAGTAAAAGTGTAGCAGCAAATGATTTTGTATTGCTTGCATTAGAATTAAATTTAAACGAAGGCGATATCATAAAGTTAACTGCAGGGACTGCTGATAGGATACAGGCAGTGTTAACTATAGATGAACTCTTCTTAGCTAACAGTTAGGCAAACAATGAATTATGTAGAATTAATCAATTCCGTTCTGTTCGATATAAACGAAACGACTATTGCAGAAACTGCTGTAGGTTTGTCTGGTACAAGAGGCGTACAGACTACAGTTAAGGTAGGCGTTAATAAAGCCATACGCGATGTAGACGCTGAGTACATTCAGTGGCCTTGGCATTTTCACAATGCGAGGTACACTCTGTTTGGCGGCACAGGCCAGTACAAATATCCTGTAAAAGTAGTAGTTTCTAGTGTTAGCGGAGCCTACACCCTAAACGAGATTGTTACAGGGGGAACGTCCTCTGCAAAGGGTATTTTACGCAGAGTACCTCCGCATGGTGGTCATTCAGATGAGCAGTACATGCTTATAGAACCTATTGAAGGAGAGTTTCAGGCAGCAGAAACTATAACAGGTGCCTCCTCCACCCGCACGGCTACTTCTGGAGTTGTTACTTTCTGCACTGATGTAGACTATGACGGTTTTTTTCTACGCCCACAGAACCTCATTAAAGAGGGAGAGTTTGACAAGACAATTACTCTTGGCTCTTATTGGTCTAGCCGTAGTTCTGACCCTGCAGGTACTAGCACAGGAGGCACTCCAGCGGTTAGTAATGACATTAGCGGCAATGGTGGATACGCAGCGGGTGTTCTTCGGCTAAACGCTGGTTGCGTTGATCAGGCCATACCTACAGTAGAAAATAGATCATATAGAATTACTGCAAGAATATCTTCGGGCAGTTCTTCAGCTACCTCTGAAACTCTTAATGTTTTTGCCGGTTCTAGCAGCGATAAAGATTCTGATTTGTCTACGACATTTACTATTTCAAATGTAGGCGCTGGAGAAATAAAAACAGCTAGGTTTACTGCATCAACTCAGCAAACTTTTATAAGTCTTAGCAATACTGCATCCCAAAATCTTGATATAGATTTTATAGAAGTATTTGAAGAGGACGCTTCAGCAAAACCTCTAAAGTATAAATCCTATGAGGAGTACCATGAAGGGTCGGGTAGGTATCATTCTTCCTACAGGCAAAGTGAGTTCTTATCCCTTTCATCCCCCGATAGTGGGTTTGGTGCGCCTGATTGCGTATACCGCATCAGGAGTGATGTTGCATTTGGAGTTACTCCCATACCTGAAAATACTCAGTATGAAGTTGAGTTTGATTTTTATGACTCTTCTGCAGAATTGTCTCTATTTAATGACACTCCAAAAATCCCTCTAAGGTATCAAGATGTAATTGTAGCCCGTGTAAAATACTACGTACATATTCTTAGAGGTAACGATCAAGCCGCACAGTTTGCGTTTAGAGACTATGAGAATGGTATCCGCAGAATGAAAACAGAGCTTCTTAATCAAAAAGACTATATGAGAGCCGTTTAATGCCCATACAAGCCTTTCCTGTAAACTGCGATGGCGGTCTTGTTCTTGACAAAAGTGTTTTTGTTGCAAAGCCCGGAGAAGCAGTGACTCTTGAAAATTATGAACCTTCTGTAACTGGAGGCTACTCTAAAATTCTTGGGTTTACTAAGTTTGATGATAATCAGGTCACTGGCTCAGGCGGAATACTTGGTATAGCAATATGGAATGATAAAGTGGTTGCTGCAAGGGGTGCTAACGTGATGTTTAGTTCAGGCTCTGGATGGACTTCTATTAGCACTGCCCGATCTAGTGCAGAACGTTATTCTTTCTCCGTTTATAACTGGACGGGTACAGAAAAAATTGCAATGGCGGATGGAGTCAATGACGCTGCTACATATGATGGTAGTACCTATCTAGCCCTAACAGGAGGTGCAGATTCTGGAGCGGGAACTAAGCCTACAGCACCTGAAGTTGTTGTAGAGCATAAAAATCACTTATTTTTTTCTGGTATGACTAATAACAGACACTTAGTCCAGTTTAGCGCACCGTACAGTGAAAATGATTTCAGTGCTGCTTCTGGAGCAGGGCAGATATCTATAGGAGATGAAATTGTAGGATTAGCAAAATTTCGTGAAACTTTGGTTATTTTTTGTAAGGACAGCATATACAGGTTAGCCGGTTCTAGCGTAGCAGATTTTGTGCTACAGCCGGTTACAAGAAATATAGGCTGTTCTTCTCGTTTTAGCATTCAAGAAATAGGAGGTGATCTTATCTACCTTGCTCCTGACGGCTTAAGAACTATCGCGGGTACTGAAAAGATTGGCGATACGGAGCTAGGGACGATTTCTAAGCAAGTTCAGGCAAGGTTAATTAGTTTAACTGCGGGTCAAATAGGTAATATCTCCTCGCATGTCATACGCGGAAAAAGCCAATACAGAATATACTATCCTAGCAATGCAGCTACAGATGCTAACTCTACAGGTCTTATGGCTGTTCTAAAGAGAAGTACGGATACAGGTCAAATTGGTTGGGAGTATGCTGATCTAAAGGGCATTAAACCTATGAGTGCTGCTCATGGAAACATATCTAATCAAGATATTGTCCTTCACGGTGATTTTGATAATGGCTACGTATACCAACAAGAAAATGGAAGCACCTTTGACGGAGTAAGTATGGCCTGTACTTACAGAACAATTGATTACAATATGGGCGATGTAGGAATAAGAAAAAATATGCAAAGGGTAGTTATAAACTATCTTGGAACAGGCACTGTAGCTGATGTAGATATGAACCTTGAATATGACTATGGAGATATTCTTTTGCCTAGTCCTGCACTGTATGATCTTCTTGATCCTGCAGGGTCTGCTTTTTATGGCAGTGCTATAATGGGTACAGCCGAGTATGGCGCAGCAATATACACACCTCTATACCGCCAATCTGTAGAAGGTTCAGGCTTTGCATTGGCACTAAAGTTTACAGATACAAGTACAAATCCTACTTATACTTTAAAAGGATTTTCATTAGAATTTACACCGGGAGCTAGAATGTAATGGGTACAGCTTATACAAAAACAAGCCCAACAAATTTTGTAGATGGGGAAACTATTCAAGCGTCTGACTTTACTACAGAGTTTGATGCTATTGATGCCGCTTTTGAAACGGGGGGTCATCAGCATGATGGTACAGATGGAGAGGGAGGAGCTATTGAAAAGCTCTTAAGCAACACTATTACTTTTGGCACAGGGGCCGATACTGATATTGCTGTAACCTTTAATGCTAATACTGCAGATGGCGTATTAACGTGGATGGAGGATGAAGATTACTTTAAGTTCTCTGATGATTTGCTTATCGACACTACTGAAAAAATTCAGTTTAGAGATACTGCTATATACATCCACTCCTCTGCAGATGGTCAGTTAGACCTTGTTGCAGATACAGAAATACAATTAGCCGCCACTACTGTTGATTTAAACGGTAATCTTGATGTTTCAGGAACTATTGGCATAGGCAGCGCGGTACTAACAGAAGCAGAGTTAGAAATGCTAGATGGCATTACTGCAGGTACTGCAGCAGCTAGTAAAGCAGTTGTTCTTAGCGCGGATAAAGATATAGCCACTGTTAGAAATATCACTTCAAATGGCACTGTGCAGTTTGAAAGTTTGTCAGATGGGACTATAACTGCAACAGCGTTCGTTGACGAAGATGATATGTCTTCTAACTCTAATACCTTAATTCCTACGCAGCAGTCTGTGAAAGCTTATGCAGACAGTGTAGCGGGTATGTCTAGTTGGGTTTTAGAAGATGGAGATGGAACTGAAGTATCTATCACTAATTCTAAAGAAGTTAAGTTTGTTGAAGGAGGCGGTATCGACATTAACTGGACAGACACAGATAATGGCACGGATGCTGATCCCTACGATCTAACCTTTACACTAGCTGCTGCACAAACAGGCATTACTTCCGTTACAAATGCTGCTTTGACTGTTGGCAGAGATGCAGACAACGATATTGATTTTGCTACAGATAATAATATTATATTTAGAGCT